GTAACATCACCAGTAACATTACCTGTTAGATTTCCTGTAACATCTCCAGTGACTCCACCAGTGACATCCCCTGTCAAGTCTCCAGTGACGTTGCCTGTCAAGTCTCCAGTGACATCACCAGTTATATTTCCAGTGACATTACCTGTCACGTTACCAGTTACATCACCAGTAATATTACCAGTAAAAGTTCCAGTGATTGTTTTGTTTGTTAAAGTCTGTGTTGCAGTTTCAGTAACTACTGCATCAGTTGATAGGGTAGAACCATCACCAAGGTAGGTGTATACTTCTACGAAATTATCATTAACTTTACCGGCTCCTGTGCGTAGGTCATCACCAGTGCCGTCATTCGCAGCAGAACCTCTTCCTATAGATTGATATGCCATTTAAGTTTTCCCCTAATGTTCTCTAGTTATTTATAAGACTTTTCTATGTCCCCAAGTCAAATTTAGGCCCAGTTTCATCGAAACTTGTTGCCGTTTGTTCATCGAAGGATGTATAGAGATTGCCAGGCGTTTCTCTAGGAGTTCCTTCCTCATCAAATCTTTCAACACCATCATCAAATGTAACGAAGGTATTGTCAAATGCATTAATTTGTGCCCCTCTGTCTAGATAGATTTCTGAAGGAGGCATGATACCAATGCGAGTTGTGTATGCATCCGAAGGAATGCGATATCCACCAGAACCATCTGGTTCTGACAATTGATTAATTCTAAACTCACCAATCTGTGCAATCGTATATTGGTCACGAGAGAAATTATCTCCAGTGGTTTTTCTACGAGTTGCTGGGTCATGATAGTTTGCAATCTGTTCTGAAGTTGTAGTTGGATGAACTGCGAAAGCATACTTTGGAATATTCTCCAAGGTAGGCCCAAGGTTAAATGTTGTAATTCCTCTGGTAAGATTCATACGAACATTGACACTACTTGTTAATGTAACATCTCTTTCACCATCTGTCAAGTCACTTGGTTGTGCAACACCAACACCAGCATTAACTCTTTGTGTTGAGTCCGTTGTTGTTCCCAAACGTCTACCAAAGACAGTGGTAAACAAGTTAGTGAATGTAGATGCAAGTTCTGGTGAGAATGTTTCAGTATCACCAGTGAAGTCACGAACCGAACCAGCAGCAGGAACTTGAATAGTTGCGTTTACTTGAGATGCAAAAGACACCTCACCAAATACGTTCCAACCAGCAGGGTGAACAGAACGTCTTACAGATTCTCTCCACTCATTGATAGACTGTCCAATACGAACAACATAAGAATAGTCTTGATAGTAGAATGAATCTTGAATACGCATTGCGTCTACAGAAACTTTACCTCTATCAGAAATGAAACTTCCTACGGTTGTTCCTACAGTTCCCACCGTTGAAAATGCTTCTGCATAATCAGATTGGTAAACGGTTGCGGTTGCACCAACGATAGATGTTATCGTATCATCTTTATTGAATGTAACTGAAGATTGTAATTCTAGAATTTGTGTGTCTGGGTCATACCCAACAACAACAGCATTGTGACTTGTAAGTTCATCCCCAGCAGTAAATACTCCAACTACATCTTTAACCAATAGGTTTCTGTTTAAAGTAATTGTTGGGGCAGATGAATAGTTAAGTCCGAAGTTTGTAACAGAGATACCAGTAACAGCACCAACCATTGGAGCAGTTGTAGATGCAGTATGAAGGTTAGCACCAGAACCAGAAGCACTTGGTGCCATGGTAACTGTGGGTAGAGAGGTAAAACCATTACCTTTGTTCACCATCTTGATACGAGTAATCTCACCAATCTCAGAAGACAATCCTAAGTCGTTAAATGTTTCTTCTTCAAGAATAATTGTATCACCATTCTCTAAAAGAAGATTATCAAGTTCACCAACTGTTTGTTCTTTAGAGAGATAGTCATTACCTTCAGTGATAATATTATCACCATCTTCAGTAATTATTTGGTCTGGAGCAGTAAGGGGTTCTAAAAGGAATGAACCACCAACGACAGAAACTTTTGCCTGAACATCTTTACCTTCTGTATCTGTAACATCGAATACTAGTTGGTCACCAACAGAATATCCACTACCCCCTTCTTCAATCATAATCTCATCAATGGAACCAGTAGAAATTGTTTCTACTCTAGCAGAAGCAGCACTACCACCACCAGATGAAAGATAGACAGGTTTGTTAAATGAATAATATGCACCACCAGTTAAAACGTCAATACTTGTAACAATACTTTTTACAACACCAGAGATTTCCAAATCAATTGATGTGTCTGTTGCGGTTACTGTCTCACCAGAAACAAATGCTCCAACAACAGAGTTTGCATCAAGATTCAATTCTGCAATTTGTGTTGCACCTTCTCTAAACTTAATAACAGTTGCAATAAGAGCAGTTGCACCAGAGGTTGCACCAGTAACTACTTGTCCAACAGCATTGTTGAAGTCTGAAGTTCCATCTTCAGTAATACGAATAACTCTATCAGTTGACCATTGACCATCCGATACACGCAACATATTATCACGAGGATAGATGATAGTAGCATCTTCATCAAAGAGAATTCTAAAGAATAGTTTGTGTCCGTCCGCTGTTCCTTTTGCGGCATACATGTCCTTAATGTTCTTGAGAAGTTTTCTCTTAGAGATTCCATCTGCAAGTGTGTTTGGAAGAGAGTCCATAAAGGCATCTCTAAACTTATCAAGAAATTCATAGACAGTATTATCTACATCAGCAAACTGTAGAAGTTGTTGAATGTTCTGAACAGGATTACCACGATAGGATACAACTGTAGATGTTGCACCAGAGGTTTGTCCTACAATCGTTTCACCAGTTTGAAATTTTTGTTGTGAAGTAACGAAGAGTCTATTGTTGTCATCAAAGTCATCGACAAGAATACGAGCAGTAAATCCAGTTGTCTGTCCGACAATAGTTTCACCACCAACAAACTTACCAGCAGATTCTTCTAATACAATTCGTTCTTCAGTCTCATCTAGAATATAGTTTTTAGTAAGTGTCTCTTCAATAACATAGTCGTTAGAACCAGACAGCACAAGTTCCCCTGCCTCAAGAAACTCATAGTAATACTTGAGAAAGAGTGAGAATAGAGGATGGTCTGACTGAATGAATTCAGGCAGTTGTGTTTGAATATGGGGGGAGACCTTATTCTTTAATGTGTCTGCCATTTACTTACCTTAATACGAAGATGATGTTGTATAGTTTGTTCCAGCAGATGAACCACCAGAAGTAATTGTATCAACCGCACCTGTGATAGTTGTATTCGCCAAATCAATCTCTAGTAACTGATTACGAACCGCAACCACGTCATTTGATTTTGGAAGAAGAATAAATTCAATTGTGTTATTTGGACTGACTGTTGATGCAACGTTTAATGAATTGATTGTAAGAACACCTGTATTATAATCAATGGTTCCAACATTCTCATTAACATAAGTTCGTGTGGTTCCACCAACCAAGTAATACATTCTCAAAGTTCCATTACCGTCATCATTCAAATACATTGTATTAGAGTTTCCAACAATTGTGAAACCAGTTGTTTCTGTAATACCACCCATAGTAGCATTGTGTCCAGCATGTGGATGATATAATGCATTGGTGAAATCAATTACATATTTGGTTGCAGTATTCAATGTTGCAGTAAGAGACTTTTGAATCTTTACAGTAGTAATGTTAGAAAGAATAGATGGGTCAGTATTATCAATAAGTTTTGTTACTTTTGAGAATCTGAAGACACCATCAAACTTTTCCAAGTCTGCATCAGAATAATTTGAAAGAGATGTTCTAATCAAAGATTCCAAATCACCAACAGACTTAGATGTTACGTTAGCATCATATTTAAAATTGGTTGTTAATCTAAGTTTCAAAAATTGGGGGTCAACAAAGATAGGACGAACAGATGCAATATTATATCTGTCAAGTGAACGAGCAATCGTATCCTTCTGTGCTTGTGTTAGAGTAATACCAGAGTTTGTTTGTAATGCAACATAGACTTGTCCATAGACAGGAGGGTTGTTATCTTCACCACCCCAAACTTGAACAGACTTAGTATCTGCATAGACTTGAGGAACAAGAAGTTTATAATCATCTGTTGTTACCGCACGTCCTTGTGATGCAAAGTCCAAAGGTGCATTGTATTTAATTGATTGAATAGTTTCTGGTTCTGCACCACCTAGTGCAGAGACAAGAGTTGCAATTGTAATATCTGAGTAACCACCAACAGTTGTTCCACTAAAGGAAGATGCACCGTTTGCTTTATCTTTATTAGTAACAACATATTCTAGAATAACAATGTTACCATCAGATGGTTTCTTACCAACTACACCATCACCAAAGTAAACTTCAAATTTACCATCGTCATTTTCTTGTAGGAAGAATGCACGAGTAGTCGCATTGACTTGTGTGATATCAGTTGCAAGAGTATATGTTTCAGTTGTAACATCTACTGCCGAAGTTTGAACAGAAACCTTTAGAGTTGTTGTGTCTGCTCTGTTACTTGTTAAAAGATATTTCTTATCTGGGTTCGCAACGTCCACTGTATACTTTGTTGTAACCAGAGTTCCCTCATAGATTGGAACATTACTAAAACGTAGTATACCATTAGATGGAGTTGTTGTCAATGCCGTATTTGTAACAAAACTATATGTAGTTCCGTCTACCTGTGTTGTAAACTTAGTTCCCTTTGCCATTGTGACAGAAGGAATAACAGATGCGTTTGCATTGATAGTAATATCAAGATATGCAACTGGAGCACGAGCAGAACGAGGAGTGTAACCTAGAGTCTTTGCATGAGAGACAACAGAAGAACGTAGAGTTGCAGTATCTAGGAATGATTCGTTCACAGCAAGGTTTGCATTCATAGCAAGGTAGTGTGTGTTATACGAAAGTAAATCAATGATAGTCGAAAGAGCAGAACCTTCAAAGTTATAATCTTTGAACTCCTCTTGATTTCTCATGTAGGTTTTTAAGTTGTTCTTGATATCATCAAAGTCCAACTCTGTGACTTGTAATTTTGTTGCCATTTTATCTTAGTCTCTCTAAAAACATATCTACGGTTTGTAGTGGTTCTTCTGCATTTACAATATAGAATTCAATTGACACCTCATACACACCAGTGTCAATGTTACCAGAACATGTCACGTTAGATAACTCTGCTCTTGGTTCAAAGTTAGTAATCACATCCTCTATGTGTCGTGTCAATAAGTTTGCGACAATAGGTGAGATAGGTTCAAACAATGCAGCACGAATATCAGAACCAATCTCTGGATGAAATGGACGTTCACCAAAGTTCGTATTCACAAGATTGCGAACACTTCTCTTTACTGCTTCTGCATCTGACAATGTAGCAATGTCACCAGTTATAGGGTGTCTTGCAAACGACAAGTTAATGTCCTTATATACTTTAGAACTTCTTGTCGAATTGTTTGTTCCAGATGCATCATAGAATGCTGTTGGGTTTACCGCCATTTATAATCTCCTGTATCTATTTATACCGTTACTCTGGAAGTTTGACTTTACCCTCACGCAATAACTTCTCACGATTTGCCATATGTTTCAATTGAATCTCTTCTTTTGAACCACCGAAGTATGCGACTGCATGTCCAGCTTCTACCAACATATCTGTTAGTCTTCTATCATCAATAAGGAAGTCACCAAGGATTCTTCCGAACTTACCCTTTGCATCTTCCCCACTCTTATCAATTTCTGTTTTAAGAACTTGCATTGAACCGATAGGTAAATGGTCTTTGACAAACTGTTTACTTGCCAATCCAAATGCTTTCTCTGTTAAATCTCTGGTTCTAGATTCTGGAGTATCAATACCCATCATCCGAACTCTTTCTTTGTGTAACCAAACACCAAATCCTAAATCAATATCAATGTCAACAGTATCACCGTCAACTACTTTTAGAATCTTACATCTATACTCATACATTTCTTTCTCTCTCTCATGTTATCCCCCAACACTTACATTACCACTACCACTGGTCATTGCACCAGCATCTGCACTATCACCAATTCTTCCTACAGGAATTCCATTGATGGATACAGTTCCAGAACCAGCATTCAAGTTTGCCACATGCGGAGCACATGGAGGTGCTGGAGGGAAGGGATGGGATACTGTTGGAGCACCCACCACTATTATGTGTATTCCGTTTGCAGAAACAGTTCCATCTGTAGCAGAACTTGCAATGGTTGTTGAACCAGTGCAGGCATGTCCTGTTGATAAACTATCTCCAACTCTACAAACCGCAGGCATACTCTCTCCTATGCAAGTTGATAGAATCTACCCATGTCACCATAACGTCCATGATTCCACATTGTGAATATCATGTTACGGTTTCCAGATTCCTTACATGAAATATGAATCCATGGCAATCCACTTCCAGTATTCTTGAACTCAAGAATCAATTGGTCATGTGGAACGTTCTCACGAATCCAAGTTGCGATATCCAAGTAATCAGATTTTGCGACACCAGAGAACTGCATGTCTGCCGCCTGTCCTCTTTCGTGTTGCGAAGTTCCACTACCTATTCTCCATGCTGAAGTTACAAACATATTTGGATACTGTGCCTTGATTGGTTCAAGAACATTATTTGCAAGTGTGGATAGATTATCAATGATAACCTGTTCCGTATTACCGTGTTGATTATGAACAATTCTATTCTTAGTTACCACCGCACTACTTGACAAGTCACGCAACTTGAAGTTAGGTGAAAGTTGTAGACGATAGTTGATACCACCAATGAATGTTCCGTCTGGATTATAGTTAGCAGGGTCAGTCGGATTAGGTGATACAGAAGTATTGTTTGCTTCTGGTTCTGAGATGTATGGGTTATCCGTAGTTGTATGGTCACCCCTGTCATCTACTGGAATTCTAGGTTGTGCAGTCACACCTCTGGTTGCATTCTGTAATGTGTAACTTCCCTCCAATGCATTGAAAGAATAGTCAGACATAGACGATGGACGAATCTGTCCATTAGTTACCGCAGCACGAATGTCATCCAATGAGATTGGTTCATCATCGTTTGCATGGAAGTCATCATCATCTGTTAATGGAACAAATGGTTTTGGTTCTAGAACTTCTGCTTGTTTAGGTGCATCACCACTTGTCGCAAATCCAGCAGTGTCAAGTTCAGTTGCTTCGATTGACCATGCCTTAATACCACTATCCAAGTCACCACTGTCAACATAAGACATTGCTGGTGCGATACCCACTCCAGCAGGTTGTGGTGTAACTCTTGGAACAATCGGTGTAATCGTTACCGCACTTCTACCATTAGTATTCAAGTCTACGGTTGAACCATCAATATCAATCGCACCACCAGCACCGACCTTTAGAGTTGCACCAGTGTCGAGTTGCATTGCACCAGTTGATGCATGAGTATAAGTTCCTTCACCCGATAGAGTTGTATTACCAGTAATAGAGGTTGAGTAGTTTCCGTCAATTGCAACTGAGTAGTTACCATCAGTAAT